GGCTTAGAAAGCAAGGAAAATGATTACCCAATCAATTTGTCCGGCGGTGAACAACAAAGAGTTGCAATCGCAAGGGCGCTTGCAGTATCTCCGGAAGCCATTTTATGTGATGAGCCTACAGGTAGTGTTGCATTAGTACAACACTACCCAAAAATAATTCCCGTGATGTTATTATCACGGTCAACACGAATTTCTGATATGACAGAGCGCCAGAGCGTCCGTTTTTCTTCACGGGTCAGGGAATCATATATGCTTTTAAAATCTGCTTGCAACATTCTTTCTACAGCGGAAAAGTCCGGCGGCGTTTCTTCTGGTGCTTCATCTGGTATCTGTTGCAGGGCAGCAGTATATATCTGGTAGTCTTTTTTATATTCTTCAATAGTAATCAGATCATCCATGTACAGTTCTTTTAATTTTGTCAATTTCCGTTTCAAAACCGCTTTATCTGTTGAGTACATTTTCTTTTTGCGTTCTGCCGCTTGCACGTCCCATTCCAGTTTGCAACGTTCCAGTTCTTCCCCCAGATGTTCAAAGAGCCATTCTTCAACATAAGATTCACGAACAGATTTATTATGACTGCATCTGTCGCGCTGGAAATGCTGATTGCATCTGTAGTAATAATATGGACCAGTGACATACCCAACAAGATTATGATTACATTCAGCACATTTCAAGACAGAGGTAAAAATATAAACCTTGCCACTGGGAACACTGCGGGCATTTCTGCTGGTCAATGCCTGTACATGTTCAAACTGTTCTTTACTTATGATCGGTTCACAAAAGTTTTCATTGTATCTTCCTCTGCTGTCATAAACACCAGTGTAAAGACGTTCAGAAAGCATACGGCGAAAAGTTGCATCACACCAGTTTACGCCGTAAGTTTCCCGTATATGCCGGATAGTACCACGTTGACTTATGGAAGATTCATAATAATTAAAAGCGTCCCGGACGATCGCGGCAGCGTCTGGGTCAATAACAAGGCGTTTTTCTTCATTCACAACGTAACCAAAAGGACAGTTACCGGAAACAACTGTGCCGTGTTGCACCTTACTGTCAAACACAACAGAGATTCTTTCACTGCAAATATCGGCTTCATTCTGGGCGATTGATAATTTGACATTGATATACAAACGACCGTTCGCAGTGCTTGTGTCGTATTCTTCATCTGTAGTCTTCCAGTCGCAGTGATGGGCTTGCAGTATTTCCATGATCTTGTAATAGTCTGCGACAGATCGAAACCAGCGGTCAAGGCGGCAGAACAGAAGCAAGTCTATTTCATCACGCTTGACAGCGTTAATCATTTTCTGAAATTCAGAACGTTTTCGCATATCTTTACGGGCAGTTTTTGCAGCGTCGATATATATACCGACAACCACCCAGCCTTGCTGCCGCGCGTATTCTTCCAAACGTTCTTGCTGTGCTTCCAGCGAAAGACCTTTTATCTTTTGTTCTTCACCGGAAACACGTATGTAAAGTGCAACACGAAGCGGACCCGTAGAAAGTTCTTTTTTTATCATGCTATTTCCTTTCTTTTCCTGTCTGCATATGCTACAATAACAATGCAGACGGTATGTTGTATCTGGTATGATTATACAAAACGTTGCAGAAATCCCGGCAGTGTCCCCGCACCGCCGGGATTTTTATTTTCTAACATATAGACAATATGAAATTGCTGTATTCAATTGCAGGCAAACTGTTCTTTGCTATATCCATTATTGCAGACTTGCTATGGTATCGAGAAAATTTGACACCGTAAGCAAATGCCTGTTTTGCAATAATTTCAGAATCGAGTTTTTCTTCATTTTCCGTTATTCGAGAAATAATAGCACTAACGTCAAGAAAACATGCACCTGACGGAATGCGAGCGCCCAAAGATTTTGCGTAAGCAAGTTGACGATCAGACGGAGGAACGGACGGTAAAACAGTAATGTCAAAAGGTCCAACTAATCCGTCATTTTCAGCACACTTGCAAGCACAGTCACGGTCTTTAACTTCATAAATACGCTTGTTTTTGCGCTTGGTATCTGGATTAATACCGATAACCTGAAACCTGCCATAGCTTACAAAACCACCAGAGGGCGAAACGTAACTGTCCAATGCTTTTAAAGAAACAGCAGGCAAGACCCCGCGTGTTTTCTGTTTCACTTCAACATAGTAAGAAGACTGGGAAACAGACATTTCTACTTTTACGGGAGCAGAGACAGTCTGCGAATTACTAAATAAACGTGAAAAAAATCCCATAAAACACCAATCCTTCCAGATATTGCATTTTCTACCAGAACTTACTTGTATTATACAGACAGTGTAGCAGGTAATATAAACGTTGCACCCAGCCATCAGGAGAAGGGGTAGGGTGATACATATGGTTATAAAGTACGTTTACTATAAATACACAAATGTATATGCGTTATATTATCGGTCAAATAATACACTGTACTATAACAGGCTATTTTCCGGGAAATGCAAGTTAATCATATTTAATTAAGAAAAAAGGCTGGGTGCGCTTTTACCCAGCCCCCAGCCCTGACCCTTCTTCTTCAACTGGGTACTGACTTTCCAGTTCTTCCGGCGTTTTCGGATGATCGTTGTTGTCCGTTAATTCCGTCTTAAAATGCTCTATGAGTATTTTTCTAATGTCCGGGTCAAGTTCAAAATACGCTTTCACAACTTTCAGTTCAAGATCAGACGCGCCACGCGCCCGGGCAAATTCATCAAGGTTGAATGTTTCTGGTTCAATACGCATGGGTTCCGTGCCACTTCTTAACCATTCCTCACAGATATTATGAACAGAACAGATAGCCTTTATAGCTTGATCGGTTACGGTAGCCCCTTCCTGTTCCATATAACTTACACCAGTTTGCTTCATCCCTATAGAAAGCGCAAATTCAGTTTGATTCATGTGCAGCACATCTTTTCTAAAATATCTGACACGTTCATTGACAGTCAATTTTAATCACCTCCATTCCCTATTTAGTATAAGTTGATAATAGCAGTAACCGCTATAAAAGTCAATAGAAAATAACAAAAAAGTATTGACAAATAGCAGTAACCGCTATATTATATACTCAAACAAGCGGCTACCGCTTAAAAGTTATCAAATACCGCTTGCAAAATAATACAAGGAGGAAACCAAAATAGGAAAACCAACAATAGTAGTGCATAAACCGCAAAGAAGATTCCTATACAATCACTTTTTGCGATACATTTTAGCAATTTTTCCACGCTTGCAATATACAGAATTTGGAAGCGCGGAAAACCCAGAAAGCATGAAAGATATAAGAAAATATGTTGCTATCTGGTTTAGCTGGTTCGGTCATGTTTTCTGGAAGAAAGTTTATTTGCTAGACCCAGAAGACCGCAACTTTTGAAAATCAGAGCCGCAACAGAAAGAAAAGGAGGAAACCACAATGGCAGAAAACAGAAAAGCACTGGAAATGATTCTGGCAGCAGAAAACCAGAAAGAAGCAGCAGACGTTCTGGACTTTGCAAAGTTACTGACAGAGGAACAGAAAAGCAGTTTTGAAACATTACTGCGCGGCGTAAAGATCGGCTACGATCTGGCAACAGGTGGAGTAGCAAAGACAGCCTAAAGCGCCTGCCTGCGGGTGGGCGCGAAGAAAGGGAAACAAAATGGAAGAAGCAAGACAGTTAAGCAATGAAGAACTGCACGAAACCGTAAAAGGCTTCTGGGGCAGCAACCTTCCGCCATTTGAAGATTTTGAGAAATGCGGAAAAGGACTGCGGGCAGATGATAAGAAAAAAGCATGGTTTATAAGACAGTCAGGAAACTTCATAAGAATTGAAGTATTCAGCCACGCAGCACTTGGACTGACAGACTGCGGCACACTCATATGTAAAAACGGGGAATGGGTGCGCTGGGCGTAGATCACCGGAAAGAAGGTGAAAAGTTGGAAATACCGGAAAGAACAGTTTTCATATATGAAGAACCGTTGACAATACAGCACCTATACACAGAACCATACGAACAGACAATAACAAGAGACTGGGGAGCATGGGCGCTGGTAGGACAGAACAAAAGAAAAGGCACCGTAAAGCTGCATTTAATAGCAGACGCGGGGAACACGGTTGCTGAATTAAAAAAAGAAGTGTTTGAAAAGCATTTTAAACCATTTTAGAAAGGGGAATAGGCGTGGAAGTACAGGGAACATTTAATGCACAGCGTTTTTATGACACCTTGGCGCTGATTTTATCACGCCGGGAAAATGTAAAGATCACTGTAAAAGTGACACAAGAACCAAAAACAGAGGTACAGCAAAAGAAAGCAGTATAAATAATCATACCAGATAGAGCATACCGGAAGGAGTGAAGACAACATGAAGATATTAAGCTGCGGGGCAGGGATGCAAAGTACAGCACTTGCGCTGATGGCTTGCGAAAACGCAAGAGAACCGGGGAAATTCCCTTGCGTACCAATTTACGATCTTGTTTGCTTTTGCGATCTTGGAAAGGAACCACCGTGGGTAATGAAACAGGTTACTTTCATAGAAAAAGCATGTCAGGCAGCAGGAATAAGATTTGAAATATTAAAATCACCGTTATATGAAGATTATCTGAAAAATTTCGGAAACAAGCGGGTTGTTTCTATTCCGTTTTGGACTATTGGAGAAGACGGAAAGAAAGGACGAATGTTAAGAAATTGCACACTTGAATACAAAATAGGATTGATACAGAAATATGTACGCTGGGAACTGCTGGGATATAAAAAGGGACAGCGAACCAAACCAGAAGACCTGAAAGGGCACGAAATGCACATAGGCTTTTCATTTGAAGAAAAACACAGATGCAGAGATAATCCACACAAAATGTTTGTCAATGTGTTTCCGCTAGTAGAAATGCAACTGGAAAGAAAAGATAACTACGCTTATATAAAAGATGTATGGGGATTAGAGACAAAAGCAAGCGCGTGTTCTTTTTGTCCGTATCATAGAAATTATTTTTTCCAGCATTTAAAAGAGAATGAAATACAAGAATACAAAGATTTAGTGACATTTGATGAAATGTTGGAACGTGAACAGCCAAAAACAAAGATAACAAGCAAGCTGTACATATCACGATCACGAAAACGTATTGCTGAATTGCTACCGGAAGAGTGCAATGACGCAGAATGCTTCCTGTATAAAGAAGAAGAGATATGGAACGGTTTTTAAACAAAAACAAATTAAATCATACAGGAGAAAAAGGAATGACAACAGAGGAAACGAAGCGGTTTAAAGCAAAGAATTTAAGATACAAAAAGCCGATAGTGAAAAACCTGAACATGCAAAGCATACAGGAGCAGTTGTGGGATATTCAAGAAAATTGTGAAGAAGTCCATTGGTACTGCGACGACGAAGAAACGCTGATAAACGCATTGGATGGGGACGAAGACGAAGTACAGGAATTTAAAATGATGTTTGCTGATTTATGCGCAGAATGCGAAAGGATGCAGGAGGATTTACGGGAAGAGTGGGTACCAGAGTGCTTTGACAGCTTCTTTGTGGCAGCAGGGGCAGGAGAGACATACGGGGGACTTTTGGGCTGGGATTCTTACGAACAGGATTATTTCGGTTTATCTTGTAGCGAAGCATGGGCGGAAGACGAAGTAAAAGCAAAACTAAAGAGAATGACAAAAGATGAACTGATAGCAGCAACAAGACAGTGCTTCCGTATATATTCATCATTCATAGCATTGTGCTATAGATACGATTGCCTGAAAGCGGCAATAGATATTCTTAAAGATCAGAACGGGGCACATTTAAAGCTGGCAAAGCAAATAGAAGAAACTTACGAAAAGGCGGAGAAAGAAAACTTTGCAGAATGGGAAAAGTCAACAAAGGAATTTAACAGATTCTTAGAAAATCTGCCACAGGAAGAGTGGGTTAAATAAGGAGAAAACAACAATGACAAGGATTGACGTACACGAAGCAATAAGCAGACTGGACATAATACCGAAGTTCAAAATTTATACATTTTGCCTGCTGTCAGGAATCAAACTTGAAGAACTGGAAGAAATTCTGGCGGAAGTGTTCGACAGAAGAACAGGCGCAATGATGGCAATTATTGAATTGATGAAAGAAGACGTTGCACAGGAGATAGCGAGAAAGAAAGGCGAGGTAAGGTGAATAAAAGACAGAAAAAGAAGCTGTATAAAAAACTGCACGGCTATAACCCGCCAAAGATTGCGGATGCACAAAGAAATGTACAACCAAAGATACCAGCGCCAAAACAGCAACTGAACCATGAAGCATTGCTAAAACAGCAAAGACCGTGGGACAACGTAAGACCAATGGAAAACAGCGACTTTGCAAAGCGGATTTCGGATGCGCTAAAGCGGGGAACGGCGACAATATCAGAAAGCATGTCAAACTGGGCGAAAGAAACAGCGAAAATGTTTGCAGCTTTCGCAGTAGTACCAGACGTGATTAATGAAGCAAGGCAGCAGGCAGAAAGATGGGCGGCACAGGAACGGTATAAGGAACTATTGAACATACCGGAACCGCCAGTAGTTAAAACAGCAAAAATCCTGACAGTACAACGACTGTCAGGTAAAAGAAATAAAAATCATACCAGAAACAGGAGGAAAAGAAAATGGCATTAAGAATGGTGAAATACGGAACATGCACCGTATGGAGAACAAAAGTAGTTATCAAGGACAAAAACGGGATTCCTGATTTTATGACACTGTTTTTCATGGACCCGAGAGACGGCAAACCGGATGAAAAGGACGTGCCGGACATGTTCAAAGTAAATGGGAAGATCGTACAGGGCGTGGCAATCTCACAGTTTCATAACACAGAGGTTAAAGGCGTTCCACATTCCATGCCGTACAACATGCCTATTGAAAACAAGACTTTCACGGAAGCGGAAGAAATGTGCAAAAAGAAGGGCGACGGCTGGCACCTGCTGACAAATACAGAATTTGTCTATCTGTTGAATGAAGCGGAAAAGATGGGAAAGACCATTCACGGAAATACAAATTGCGGAAAGTGTGCAGACGCACCGGAAGAACGGGGCGCGCTGTATGACGGTTACTGCACATTGACCGGATGCGACCCGCTTACATGGTCCCATGATGGAACAGAAGACGGCGTATTTGGGTTATGCGGGAACTACTGGGAGCCAGTAACCGGGTTAAGGTTGAACAGAGGAAGAGTGGAATATATAAAGGAAAATGACGCGGCAGCAGTAGACACGAGCAAAGAAAGCGAACACTGGGCGGCAGCAGTCGCAGAGGAAACGGGGAAAGAGTTATACCTTGATGTACAAATGGGACGCGTAACACTGACAGACGGAGAAATCGCCGGGGATTGGCGCGGAGATCACTACAGAGAATTGAAACTTGCAGGAACGCTTGAAGAAGTACCAGAGATCATTCACAAGCTGGGTATTGTACCAAAGAACTACAAGGAAGAAAAAGCGGGAATCTGGGTTGACAGCACACTTGAAGAAGCAGTTCCGTTACGCGGTTCGAGTTTCCACAACACCAGCTACGGCGGCGCGTCTGCGCTTTACCTTATTACCCGCGTACGTCCGGCGGCAGCAGCATTTCGCTGCGTTCCGCTTTAATTCTGGAAGACTGGGAACTGGTGACTGAAACACTGAAAGGTGCGTGGTAACGCACCAGAAGAAAGCCTGAAATAAAAGGGTAACAAAAAGCCCTTGCAAATGTGTTGGTAGCACGAAATGCAAGGGCTTTAAGTCAACTAAAAGTATAAAAATATGATTAAGTACATTATACCATGTTGACGCAGGAAATGCAAGCAAAAGGGGCGGAAAAGCCCAATTTTATGCGGGGTTTGGAACCGCTTAACGGGCTTGTATGGGGTATTAACATTCCCACGATATATAAATATATATACATAGTGTATAGAACATATATAACAGTATCATACATGGGGATAATGGACAGATCAGAAAGGGGATAGCATACCCTTTAGATACCCACTCTGCAACATATGGGGAAAGGACAGAAAATGTTCTACAGAGAGAAGAAGACGGACTGCGGGTTATACAGGGAAGTTGATGTAATACCGCGGACAGATAATGCAGAAAGGGCAGTAAAGGGTAAAAGAGGGAAAAGAAGAAAAGCAACAGAGCCAAAACAAAAGGATCTGAACGACAAGAACAGTAAACGGTATCTGGTGCAGCTGGGTAACGGGAATTTTGGTGAAGGTGATCTGCACGTATCAGCAACATACACAGATGCAGATTTACCAGAAACAACGGAAGAAGCAGAAAGGATAGTAAATAACTACTTACGCCGGATAGCATACCGCAGAAAGAAACTGGGTATCGAACCGTTGAAATACATTCTTGTGACTGAATATGGCTACAAGAAAGAGGACGAAGCACAGGAACACCCAATAAGAATACACCACCACATTATTATGAACGGTGGATTGCCGCGTGATGAAGTGGAAATGATGTGGACAAAGAAGCGTATCAACTGGAAGAAGTACAAAGAAGACCCGGAAAGGTACGCTGGAACCATAAAGAAAATGGGATGGGTAAACACGGACCGCATACAGACAAATGAAAACGGCATTGAAGCACTATGCAAGTATGTTGTGAAGAACCCACAGGGGAAGAAAAGGTGGAGCAGCAGCCGGAATCTGAAAAGACCGATTGTACAGCCACCAGCAGATCATAAATACAGCAGGGCAAAAGTGGAACAGCTGGCAAAATCCGGAGACGCAGGAAAAGAGTTTTTTGAACGCCAGTTTCCGGCATACAGCATAAGCGAAGTGAAACCAGAATGGCATGAGGAAACAGGGTGGCACATTTATGTGAAGATGTGGAAGAAAAAGACAGGAGGAATGAAAGGTGCAGCAGGCAAGAAAAAGCGCAAGACAGCGAAAAAGAGAACTGCAAGTAAAAAGAATTAAAAGAACAATGATTACTGTTGCTGTTGTAGCGGCAGCAGGAATCATGGCAGCAACATACTGTACAGCGCTTACATACACAAAACCGGGACCAGAACCGCAGCAGACAGCAGAAATCACAACAGAAGCGGTAGAACTGGTGGACATGCAGCCAGTAACGACAGTGCGGGTAAACGACCCGGACAACGATATATACCCGTATAACACAATAAGCCGGGACTGGGGCACAGGCGATCTGGACGGGTTTGTATATTACAAGATACCGGAAAGCTACAGCATGTATGGCGGATGCCTGCCGGAAGTCGTGCAGATATACACCTATTGCACCTGCAAACAGTACGAAGTTGACTATACAACCATTCTGGCAATGATCGAAGCAGAAAGCGGGTACCAGTGGGACGCGACAGCAGACGACGCAACCGGATATATGCAGATTATACCGGAATACCACAAAGAACGTATGAACAAAATCGGTGTGCAAAATGTGGATAACCCATACCAGAATATAAGAACGGGCGTTGATTGTATGGCAGAATTGTTGAAAAAGTACCAGAACAATTACCACAAGGCACTGACGGCGTACAGATGGGGACCAACAGGCGCAGAAAGAAATTATTTCAGCCAAAAGAAATACACTTGCGAATATGCAGAAGCGGTACTGGAAAAAGCAAGTCGGATAAAAAGAGAGTTGGAGCAGGAGCAGTGAGAGAATACACGCAAGAAGAACTGAAAGAAAAGCTGAAAACTGCATACAACGTAGAAGCCAGAGCTGGACATAAAAAAGACCACCTGTCAATCAACCTGATAGGAACCGTGAAACGCGGCAGCAGGCTATATGATCTGTACGAAGATACCGGGAACAGTTACTGGTATTCACTACGGTTTATAACAGATCACGGCATAGTATCAGAGTACGAATATATTTTTGGACACCCAGAACGGAAACCGGAAAAGAAAAGGGGATAAAAATGCAACATGACAGAATAGCTGAAAAGCTAAAGAAAATAAAAGCCCTTGCAGATCGTGGCGTGGGCGGAGAAAAAGAAACAGCAATGCGGATGTATGAAGAACTGAAAGCCCGGTATGAAATCGAAGACGAAGAAATCATGCTGGACACAGTAAGTCTTCACTGGTTTGGATATAACGGAGAACTGGAAGAAGACCTGCTGACGCAGATTTTCTACAAAGTAACGGGTAGTGCTTCATACCATGTGTACACTGGTAAGTACAAACGAAGAAAGAAACGCGGTTGCGATTGCACAGAGATTGAAGCAGCGGAAATCAAACTGCTGTTCAGCTTTTACAAAGAGGAATTAAAACGGGAACTGAAAACCTTTATGATCGCTTTCAGATCAGGAAACAATCTATACCCGGATGAAACGGCACGCTGTTACACAGAAAGCGACAATATACCAGAACGTGAGAGAACAGCAGAAGAAAAAAGAGAACTGAAAAAGGCGGCATTTTACAGAATGTTTCTGGACAAAAGGGAACCGCCACGGGCAATGATCGGAGAAGAACAGGAGGACGAAGAATGAGTAAAGCAGCAGAAAGTTACAGAGAACTTGAAAGAGTATTTAGAGAAGCAGCAGACAAAGCCGCAACATGTGCAGAGGTTGAAGAAAAAGAGAATCCGACGCAGGAAGAAAGAGAAGAAGCAGAAAAGAATTTCATGTGGGCGTTAATGAAAATACAGGCTATGGAGTAGGGGAAGAAAAAAACATGGGATATTACAGATACATGCAGAACAGAAAGAGAAGCGAAGCCACGGAACAGGAAAGGGTTATAAATTGGTGCGGATATAACGCAGACAGACACCCGGAATTAAAACTGATATACCATATTCCGAACGGCGGAAGCAGGAATGAACTTGAAGCGGCGAATTTAAAGAGACAGGGAGTGAAAGCTGGTGTTCCTGATCTGGCATTGCCGGTGGCGCTGAAAGGCTACCACGGTTTGTACATCGAAATGAAGTTCGGAAAGAACAAAACGACAGAGAAACAGAAATGGTGGCTTGAACAGTTGACAAAACAAGGATATAAAACAGCGGTATGCTACGGAGCAGATGAAGTCATAGCCACATTAAAAGAATACATAGACATAACAGATACAGAATTTTAGGCGGTGAGAACATGGAAGGTAAATGTAATTTAGAGTGCACAGAGAATATGGACTATTGCTGTATCTGTTGTCCAAAGAAGGAAAAGTGTACAGCACAATGCGAATTTTTAGACATGTACGAATACACGGAAGAGTGCAGGCACTACAGAAAGGGGGAATGACAATGGCAAATATACCGAAAGCAGCAATGAGAGCCACAAACAATGTCATGCGTGGATATATCCCACATAACAGCATTGTATCAGCTGGGGCAAAGATAGTGGCAAAGAACCAGTCCGGCAGCAGATCAGCAGGAAAGAAGAAACGCCATACAAGATTAACAGAGATCAGCAGAGGAAGTGGGAAAGCGATCATATCAGACGGCGTAACCGTCAATCAGGCAATTAAAAAACTACATGACTACGAAGACACCGGGCTTTCACCGCAGGCAGTAAGAAACCTGATTGAAAGAGAAAAGAACCTGACAGAAAAAATTCTGAAAATGCAGGACTGGTAGGAGGTACAGAATATGGATGTAGACAGATGTGTAATGTGTGGCGAAGCCATACCGGAAGGTATGCAGGTTTGCTCGGAATGTGCAGAGAAGATCACCGGGAAAGATGAAGCAGAACAGTTAAGAGATATTGCAGACATGCTGAAAATTACGGCAGGAACAGACAAAAACATAAAAGACAGCATGGAAGCAATATTGAGAATAGCAGACAGATTAGAAAGGAAAAACAAACATGAGCGTAAAGCTGGAAAGGACAGAACATGAGCGAGAGTTACAGACCAAAGGTTGTGCGTGCGAGACTGAAAACAGGAGGAAAGACGGTACAGAGCGTAAGAGAGAAACTGACTGGACATGGTTTTACCGTGCGCGATTTTCAAAGCATTATTAAAGCAGGGAACTATTTTGACGGATTGGAAGTACAGCTTTCGTTGTGGAACTGGGACAACCACGAAAATTGGCATTTATGGAACTGGAAACCAGAGGACGACGAAAAGGTAATGCTTGCCATGTATCAGGCGGAACAGTTTCACCCGTTCGCAGCTATGAGAAACTACAAGAACAATTTTGAACAGTTCAAGGAAGACTGGAAAAATGAAGAATACGACCCGGGAGCATCCTACACATTCAGTTTTGATGAAGTGGAAGTGCTGGAAGTATTGCAGGAAGAAGTAAACGACATTGAGCCGGGAACAGTAGAAAAGGCGGTAAGAACTACAAAAGCGATCAAAGAACAACAGTATTACCACCGCAAGAAGAAAAGAACCGCGAAGCACAGCAAATATACATACCACAAAAAGAAACGCAGATAAGGAGGTACAGAACATGGGAAAAAGGAAAAACAGACACTGCCAGAGTAAACAGGAGGTTATAAACAGGGAATTGCTGAAACGGCAGCAGTCCGGCAGCAGAACTAAAAGCACTGTAATTAATCAGTTGCACACGATCAACCAGTTACGCCCTGCAATGGAGCAGGCAAGAAACATAATGAGAGAGAAGAACAGGAGGGAAAGTAAGAATGACATTGTTTAATGTGTTTATCGGCACAGTGGTGATTCTGGGAAAGATCATTGCTTTCTGCGTTCTGGTGGGACTGTTAATGCTGGTGTATATCATTATGCGGGAAGTGGCATACACAATGCACGAAGAAAACAAAAGAAAGTTAGAGGAAAAAGAAAAACATGAAAATGACGGCGTTTAGAGCAGTTTGCCCGGTAGAGATCGGGGACGAGATATTTATTATAGACAACAAAGCCTATTATTTTACACCAGAAATCACAGTTCCGAAGGAACTCTGGAACGCACTTTGCAAGACAGCAGACAGACGAAGAATTGAAGACATTGCAACGATAATGTATTACAGAAGCGAAAAAGTAGAATTTCTTTACAGATTAAACGAGGAAAAAGGATATAAAAAACTGGATATTGCAAAAGTAATAGGTATTCAGTAAATACATAGCTGCGCTAACGGCTTGACGGGTGGTGCTTTCTAAAATCCAAACGCCCTGTCCTGCCTGTCAACTGGACAGGGTAGACAAAATAAACAAATATACTTCCGTAAGTATAGTGAAAATGTCAATTGTTTTTATACTTCCGTAAGTATATAATAAAGACAGTTAAAGAAAGAGAGGAAGCACACATGAGAAAGTTTGAAGCAGGAAAGAGATATGGAGAAAACACAGTTGTATTTGAAATTGTAAAGCGAACAGCAAAAACAATTACATACGCTGCGATTTACCACGCAGGAAGAACCAATGAGAAGAAGAAAGAAGAGAAAAAAGCAAAAATCCATGAATGGGATGGAAGAGAAGTATTTTTTGCAGGAAATGAAACAGTAGAAGCGTAAACAATCCGGGGGCAAAACCCCGGAAGAACATACACACAATATACCAGATACAGGAGGAATACCACATGCAGACATTATCAATTATCAACCTAAAAGGCGGAGTAGCAAAAACAACATCAAGCGTCAACATGGCGCACATTCTGGCAGCAGTACACGGGGAAAAGGTATTGCTGATAGATAACGACAAACAGGGGAACACAAGCAAGTTCCTGAACCGTCACGACTACGAACACGCGGGAATGGCGGAAATTATGACAGAGAGAACACCGGACATGAAGAAAATCATTCAGCATACCGATTTCCCGGGGCTGGATGTTATTACAGCAAATATGAACCTGCTTACAGCGAATTTAAAGGTTATGTTAGATCAGCAGCGCCCACAACAGACAAGATTAAAAAAAGCCTTGCAACAGGTAAGCAGTGAATATGATTACTGCATCATAGATAATGCACCAGACATAAACATAAGCACAATAAACGCACTGGTTGCGTCAAATACGGTCATGGTACCGATTACTATTGACGATTTTGCAATTGATGGGTTAGCAGAACTGAAAGAACAGATTAGTAACACAAAAGAAGACTTGAACCCGGATTTGCACTTTATGGGCTGTTTCATTACCCAATTCGACAGGACAAATGAAGCTGATTTGCAAGGCGAAGAGTTCTTGAAGATGCAGGACTGCAATTTATTTGAAACACATATCAGAAGAACACCAAAAATGAAACCAAGTACATTTGCACGGGAACCAATTATTGAATATTCTGCACGCTGCGGCGCGTCATTGGATTACAAGAAACTGGTTGAAGAATATTTGAAGAAGTTAAGCGAAAATGTGACCGAATAGGGCACAAAATGGAGGTAAAGAGCATGGCAGCAAAAGCAGAAAAGTTTAATATAATGGACCTGCTGAACCAGCGTTCAAAGCAGAAACAGGAAGCAGAAGAACAGCACCCGGCAGCAGAGAAAACACAGGAAGAGAGAACAGAAGAAAACAAACAGCAGGGAAATGACGTATTCATGGTTGACGCATACGACATGATACCGTCGAAAGATAATTTCTATCATGTAGACGCGGAATTGAAGCGATCAATTGAACTGGTAGGCATTTTGCAGCCGTGCATTGTGAAAAAGCCCGTAAATGGAAAATATGACGTGATCGCAGGACACCGCCGCCGCCTTGCGTCATTGGCACTGGTAGAAGAAGGAAAAGAACAGTTCCGGTATATTCCTTGCATGTACAAGAAAGAGGAAACAGCAGACAAGCTGGCAATCATCATGGCGAACAGCTTTAGAGATAAAACAGACTTTGAAAAGATGGTTGAAATCATACAGCTTAAAGAACTGGTACGAGACATAAAGAAAGAATACAATCTGGCGGGGCGCGTTCGCGAGATGCAGGAGGAATTGACCGGAATAACAAAAGCGCAGATTTCACGGTATGAAGCAATATACAATAATCTGGAAAAAGAACTAATGGAAGAGTTCAAAGCAGGCAGACTGATTATGTCTGTAGCTGTTGAAGTGTCAGGCATGGAACATGAATGGCAAATGAAAGCATATGAAAGACTACTGGAAAATGGAGAACTGACACTGCCGGAAGTAAAACAGATGAAAAAACAAATTGAAGCAGAAAGCCAGTGCCCGGGTCAGATGGTATTGCCAGAAACGCAGGACGAAGAACCGGAGCAGGAAGCAGAACCAGAAGAACAGGAGAAAGAAACAGAAGAGACAGAAGAAACGCAAGAACAGGAAACAGAACCGGAAGAGTGGGAAGACCCAACACCGGAAACAGTAGAATCATTATGCTACAGTTGCGATAAATACGAAGTGTGCCACGAAAAGAAAGCCACAGTAACAAAGTGCAACGCATATGTAAACCGAAAAGAAGCGAGACTGACAGAAGAACAGAAGTACAACCGGGAACAGGCAGCAATTGACAGAGAAACCAAAAAGAAACTGAAAGAAAAAGAGCAGGAAGAAAAAATGCAGAATCTGCCCGGGGACACAAAGAAAAAGAAGTATGCACGAATTTCAAAGAATCAGCACGCGGAAATAGAGGACGGAAAGAAGCCATACATAATTCTGAAAGACACAGAGCATTTCAAGACGGGAGACATAATTGCAGCACAGGTGTTTGAAGGTGGCAGAGCCACGGGAGAAGTAACAGACCTGTATATAACATGCGTTGATAACGAAGACACGTCTTCTGCGATCAACAGCGGTTATGTGGTAGCAGGAATCCTGAAAAGAGAAGTTGCAGCAGATTTGGGATTGTTAGAGGATGTGGAAGAGTAATGGGACTGTTGGCAGCAGTAATGGAGATAATGAACAGAAGCGATCTGAAAAGGGCAACGCCAGAAATGGTTGTTACCCTTGCTGCGCGTTCTGAACAGGAGAAGGAAGCAGGAGGAAGCAAGCATGGCAAAGGAAGTGGCACTGATGAACAAAGATAAAGTAATTGCATATCTGGAATACTACCCGCAGATCGACGGGGAAATAGCAGAGCGCAGACGCAACCGGAATGAATTAGATATGGCATATGTACCAGCGGGCGCAATACAATATGATGGTATGCCAAAAGGGAAGAACCACATATCACGACCAACAGAAGACATTGCTATTGATATGCCGGATTTTGTAAGAAAAGAGATCAGAAGCTATACAGAGAGCATAGAGAGACTACAACGTCTAAAAGTGGAAATACTGCGCGAGGTATCACGACTGGCACTGAAACAGAAAATGGTTGTATTCTCATTTTATTTCTACGGGCTTAAATGGGAACAGGTAGCGGAACACATGCACTACAGCGAACGACAGTGTAAGAACATACGCGACGAAGCAGTAAAGAACCTTGTAAAACGATTCAGGAGTAACAGTTATATTGCAGCTTACGGGCTGCCTGAATAGCTGTTAATTGCACACTATTGCACGTTTGAGTTTGGTATAATAAGTCTATAGTGAAACAGCTGTGGGCTTTTATATCCAAACACAAAAGCCCATATATTTTTTATTTCCGGGAATCTGGAAAGACCGGAAGAAACAAAACGAACGATTAAGAAAGAAAAGAGGGTAGGGGATGGGTAGACCAAAAAACCCCCAGAGGGGGGTCTGCTTAAAAAAATATCTGGACAGCGGCGGAGAGATTACAACAGCACAGTTGGCAGAGGAAGCCGGGGTGCCAGCAAGCAGAATCAGAAAATGGAAGTCGGAAGACAAATGGGACGAACAACTAAAGAAGGTACCACGCAAGCGCGGAGGACAGAAGGGGAATAAGAATGCAGCAGGAAGGACACCGAAGAAACAGGGGAACAGAAACGCTGTAACACATGGAGCCTATGCACACGTAGGGTATGAGGACATAAGCACAGAAGCAGCAGAACAGATAAAGAACTTGGCAGCAGCTGGCGCAATGTCAAACCTACTACAAGAACTGCAAGCCCTGATGGTCCGCAAAGAATACCTTGAAGGACTATTGAAACAGTACACGGACGAAGAGAACCAGCAGCAGTTCTATACGGACAAAGTAGTACACATGATTGTACCAAAGAGCGTGGAGGATATGCAGGCGGAAGAAGACAGCGGCAGAGAGACAGGAGAAGCACAAGACCCGGAAGCAGCAGGGCAGGCAGCAGGAGCAGGCGGCGAGAAGTTCAAGACAGCAATGAAGTCTGTCATTAAGTCCAGCGCATTTGAACGCGCAATGAAAGTAGAATCAGAATTAAACAAAGTTCACGGGCGAATACTGAAAGTTCTTGACAGTATCAAGGCATATGAGATAGAGGAAAGACGCTTAACGCTGCAACAGCAGCAGTACGAATTACAGAGAAGCAAGGCTTTAGGTGAGTTTGACGTTGATCTGGAAGAGGATGAGGACGAACAGAGGGATGAACCTTGAAAAAAAACATGGGTCCTTCTGGCGGTTCAGCGACACTGCGGGTACAGCGACGCCCAAAACCGCCCTAGATAATAAAATAAAATTTTCGTTTCCGCTTCCGGGCGGCAAATAAAAAAGGGGGTGGGGGTTTGAAATTATACACAGTAAAAGTGGTGGCAAAGTATCTGGATATGACAGAAAGAAACGTGCGGATATTGCGAGACAAAAATATAATAACGGAAAGTGCCCCCGGTTTATTTGATCTGGCAAGAGTTATACCGCAGTACATTGAGTACATAAGAAAAGGCGGGACGGAAGAAGAGACGACAGACTACAATGTGGAGCGTGCAAAGCTGGTGAAAGCAAAAAGGGAAAATGAAGAACTGGAACTAGCATTGAAACGCAAGGAATTACACCGGACGGAAGATATAGAACAGGTAATGACTGATACACTGATAAGATTCAAAACAAGACTGCTGGCAGTCCCGGCAAAAGTCAGCCCGATACTTGCGAAGAAAACGAACCAGACTGAAATATTTGAAATTATCAAGTCCGCCACAGACGAAGCGCTGGAAGAACTGGCGGACTTTGACGGTATATTTGGAGAAACGAACAATGCAGCAGATACAACCGAACACAAGGACACTGTTTAAAAGAATATTCAGTGTATTAAAACCGCCGCCAGAACTGAAATTATCAGAATGGGCGGATAAATACCGCAGACTGTCCGCCGGGGCTTCTGCGGAGCCGGGGCGCTGGAGAACATCAAAAGCGCCGTATCAGAAAGAGATCATGGACGCGATCACTGATATACACATAAAAAAAGTGGTGATTATGTCTGCGGCGCAGGTTGGGAAGACAGACGCAATGGTATTAAACCCTATAGGCTATTACGTCCATTACGACCCGTCACCGATAATGGTAATACAGCCAACAATTGACATGGCAGAAAAGTTTTCAAAAGAAAAACTGTCACCAATGCTTAGAGATACACCGGTACTGGCGGAAAGAATAAATGAAAAATCAAGAAACAGTGGAAACACGATCACACAAAAGATTTTTCCCGGCGGCAATATCACAATCGCAGGAGCAAACAGCCCAACTGGGTTGCGATCACACACAATCAGGATATTGCTTGCAGATGAAATAGACGGTTATCCAGCAAGCGCAGGACAAGAAGGGGACCCACTGTTGCTTGCATCCAAAAGACAGACAACGTTCTGGAATAAAAAACAGGTGGATATATCAACGCCGACGATCAAAGGCGCTTCACGAATAGAAGTAGAGTACGAAAACAGCAGTAAGGGAGAATGGAACGTGCCGTGTCCGTGCTGCGGAGAATTGCAGCCGCTTGTATGGGCGAACGTACTGTTTGACAAAGAAGATCTGTCAGAAATACGGTATGTATGCAGCAAATGCGGGACTATATCAAGCGAAGCAGAGTGGAAAGAACACTATACAGAAGGGCACTTTATACACGAAAACCCGGAAAACCCGGTGAAAGGCTTTCACTTAAATACACTTGCATCAACACTTACAACATGGCGGGACATGGTAGAAAAGTTCATTGTTGCAGACGAACAGGTAAAAAAAGGCAACATTGAGTTGATGAAAGTATGGGTAAATACAGAACTTGGCGAAACATGGGAAGAAGACGGCGAACAGGTAGAGGACGAAGAACTGATGAAACGCCGCGAGCGATACAACTGCGAGATACCAGAAGAAGTTTTGTATTTGACTGCGGGAGTAGACACACAGGACGACCGTTTTGAAGTTGAAGTAGTAGGGTGGGGTCCAGACTACGAAAACTGGGGAATTAAGTATGCAGTAATATACGGGGACAACAGCAACATACAAAATCAGGTATGGAAAGACCTTGATGTTTTTCTGTCCCAGACGTTCCATAAACCGGACGGAACAAAAATGAAGATCGTATGCACCTGCATAGACAGCGGCGGTCACAGATCGAATCAGGTATATAGATTCTGCAAAGAACGGTTTAACAGGCGTGTATTTGCTATACGTGGTTCAAATGACAGTGCGGCAGCATATATTCAAAAGCCAACAAAAAACAACAGAGAACAGGCGTATTTATTTACACTGGGAGTAGATACAGGAAAATCACTGCTGTTGCAACGCCTGAAAGTGAAAGAGGAAGGACCGGGCTTTTGTCATTTCCCAAAAGACGAAAAAGGGAAACCGTATTCACCGCGAGGATATGACGAAAAGTACTTTAAAGGCTTAACGTCGGAAAAACAGGTATTGCACTACAAGAGAGGAAAAGCAGTGTTTGAATGGGTATTAAAAGACCTTGGAGAACATAAACGAAATGAAGCACTTGACTGTCGGAATTATGCGACGGCAGCAATAGAAATATACGGTATGCCACTAAAGAAACAAGATCAACAAACGACACAGCAACCAAAAGTCAAAAAAAGAAGAGGAAGAAGAAGCGCAGGAGGTATAGTATAAATGGCAGGAATTACACTGGAAGTAGCACAAAAAAAATTAAATTTATGGTTAGAAGCACAAGACATTATTGCAACCGGGCAAAGCTATACAATAGGCAGCAGAACAATGACAAGGGCAAATTTAACGGAAGTAAGAAACATGATCGAATACTGGAATGGATGGGTTGCAAAACTTGAAAATGCGAAGAAAACAGGAGGAAGAAATAGAGTACAAAGAGTTGTGCCACGCGATCTGTAAAAAAAGAAAGTATTTCCCGGAATTGCACGGCATTTCCCGAAACGGCGAAACATTTCCCCCCATTGCACGGCAAAACGTGGTATTTTTGTAATGTAAAAATAGGACATACAGAAAAGCACCTGCACAGGGTGCTTTTTTCATACCCAAAAACAAGGGGGTGAAAAAGAAAACGGCATGAACATTTTTGACAAAATAGTGTCTGCGGTAGCACCAAACACCGCCCTGAAAAGGACAGTTGCGAGAAAGAGACTGGAAATTTTGAACAGCGGTTACGGAAATTACGGCGCAAGCACCTACAAAAAGTCCTTGATAGGTTGGAACTATGCTGGCGGGTCAGCAAGGGAGGACATAAACGACAATTTGAATATATTGCGCCAGCGCAGCCGTGATCTATATATGGGCGTACCGCTTGGAACCGGAGCAATTAAGACAATGCGAACAAATGTTGTAGGGCGCGGGCTTATGCTAAAACCGACGGTTGACGCTTCAATGCTTGGGATTACACCGGAAGCAGCACAGACGCTAAATGAACAGATACAGCGCGAATGGTCCTTGTGGGCGGATAGTCCAGACTGCGACATGGCAAGACTTGACAATTTCTATGAGTTGCAGCAACTGGCGTTCATGGGGTGGCTTATGTCGGGCGACACACTTGCACTATTGCCAACAAAGCACAGAATCAATCAGCCATATGATTTGCGAATACAGCTGATTGAAGCAGATCGGTTGTCAAGCCCGAATTACTTCGACACGTTCGACAATCAGATTGTAGGCGGCGTGGAAGTAGATAAACAAGGTGAAGTAGTAGCATATCATTTCAGCAAGCAACATCCGCTTTCCAGAGCGTCAGAGCCTATAGAGTGGGTAAGGGTGGAAGCGTACGGAAGCAGGACAGGAAGACGAAATGTGCTGCATCTGATGAACCGTGAAAGAATAGATCAGCGGCGCGGCGTACCATTCCTTGCACCAGTCATAGAAGCACTGAAACAGCTTGGACGGTACACGGACGCAGAACTTGTAGCGGCGGTAGTGTCTGGAATGTTTACAGTCTTTATTGAAAAGACCGACAACAGCGAAGATGCAGCTATAGGCGCGGCAATTCCAGCGGAAGTACAGGTGGATGCAGAAGACGAAACAACACTTGAAATGGCACCGGGCGCAATTCTTGATCTGGCAGAAGGGGAAAAACCAAACGTGGCGAACCCGGGAAGACCGAACGCCAATTTTGACGGGTTTGTAACTGCAATATGTAGACAGATAGGAACGGCGCTTGAAATACCATATGAACTTCTTATGAAACACTTTACAGCGTCGTACAGTGCAAGCCGTGGCGCATTGGAAGAAGCATGGAAGTCATTTAGAATGTACCGGGAATGGATGACAAACGACTTTTGCCAGCCGATCTACGAAGAATGGCTATCAGAAGCGGTTGCAAAAGAAAGAATCAGCGCACCCGGATTCTTTACAGACCCATTACGCAGAAAAGCATTTTGTAAAGCACAGTGGAACGGTCCTGCACGCGGATTACTTAACCCGGTACAGGAGGTAACAGCAGCAGAAAAGAGAGTACAGAATGGCTTTTCCACAAGGGCAAATGAAACAATGGAAATGACGGGCACTGATTATTACGAAAACTGCCGACAGTTAGAGCAGGAAGAAAAAAGACTGAAAGGAGTAAAAGACATTGCCAACAGTACAGCAGGCGAACCAGCAGCAGGAAAATAAGTTCTGGAACTTCATTCCGGCAGCAGGAAACAAGCCACCGGAATTGTTATTGTACGGGGCTATATCTTCACAGCAAAGCTGGTGGGAAGATAGGGTAACACCGGGAAAATTCAATGAAGAACTGGCAGCCCTTGGGGACGTATCAGAAATTATTGTAAGAATCAACAGTGGCGGCGGTGACGTGTTTGCAGCAAATGCGATCTTCACACGTTTAAAAGACTGTTCAGCAAAGATAACAGTGAAAATTGACGGGTGGGCGGCTTCCGCAGCTACCATAATTGCAATGGCAGGCGACACAATCAAGATCGCTAAAAACGGCGTATTTATGATACATGACCCGGCTATGACGGTTTGGGACACCTTTACAGCGGAAGACTTTGAAAAGATGGCAGAAGAATTAAAGGTTATCAAACAGTCAATTGTAAACACATACGCAATGAAAAGCGGCAGAGACGCACAGGATATAGAACAGCTTATGTCTGTTGAAACATGGTGGACGGGAGAAGATGCAGTATCAAACGGATTTTGTGACGAAATTATGTTTGATGATGTTTCAACCGCCGTGGAAAACAGCAGCCACGTTGTAGTAAACAGCGTATCACTGGACGTATCAGGATATAAAACACTTCCCAGATCGTTGTTTAACAGCCCGAAAAATCCGGGATGTTTTACAAATACAAGTGCAGCCAAAACACAAAAAAAGGAGGAAAAGAACATGGCAACAAACGAAAGCATTACAACGGTTGAAGCACTGACGGCAGAATACCCGGATTTAGTAGCAATGATCGTAAGCAATGCAAAAGAAGAGGAACGCGCAAGAATTAAGGATATTAAAGAAACTGCGCTGAATGGTTTTGAAGATATTGTGGAAGACGCAATGTTTGAACATCCGGTAAGTGCAGCAGAAGTAGCCCTGAAAATTGTAAATGAGCAGAAGAAACAGGGTGGAACATATCTTGCAAACAGAGACGCAGACGTAGCAGACAGTAACACCGGAACCGTAGGCGCAGCAGCAAAACAGACAGGGCAGGAAACAGAAAACCCGTACGATGCTGCAATTGATAAATTGTTTGGCAAGAAAGGAGGTCAGCAGAATGTATAAAGTTGGGAAATACGAAAATACACCGCAGAACTTTTTCGCTGGCGAATTTCCGACATTAACAGAAACCGGAACAGCGGCAGCAGCACTGGAAGAACACACACCAGTTTATCTTGACGACAACGGGAAAGTTGCGGTTGTAACAACAGCAAAAGCAACGGACGTGATCGGGATTACTGCAAGCGCAGCAGAAAAAGACGCGCCAGTAGTTTATTACATGACAGGCGAGTTTTTTACAACAGGAGTGAAATTCCCTAGCGACGTAACAGCGGAAACATTAAAACCGATTTTAAGAAAATTGTCTATTTTCTTACGATAAATAACAGGAGGAAAAAACAGAAATGGCAAATGAAGTAAGCATTTACGAACCACGGACCATGAACCGTGTTGTATTGAGCATCCCGCCAGTACATATGTTTTTTAGAAAAACATTCTTCAAACATGAAGATACATTTTCAACAAAAGCTGTTGATATTGATTTTGTAAAAGGTTCAAGACAGGTTGCACCATATGTACACCCACGTATCGGAAGTAAAACAGTAGCAAACAAAGGCTACACAACAAAAAGCTATACACCGCCACTGGTTGCACCGGACAAGATCACAACAGTTGACAATCTTCTGACACGACTTCCGGGAGAAAGCCTTGTATCTGGAATGACACCAGCAGAAAGAGCAGTACAGAAACTGGCAGCAGATTTCATGGAACTACAGGACATGATTGCACGCCGTGAAGAACTTATGTGTACACAGTCAATCTTTACAGGAAAAATCCCGATTATCGGGGAAGGGCTGAACGAAGAAATTGATTTTGAATTTACGAACACAGAAACAATTTCTACCGCAACAAAAAAATGGAGCAACGAAAATTCAGACCCGATCGCAGACCTGAAACGCTGGCATAAGAAAGTACAAAAGACAGGTTTTACAAACTGCGATATGTGCATTATGGCAGATGATGTAGCAACAGCATTTCTTGCACACCCGAAAGTGCAGAAAATGCTTGATGTAAGAAATTACCAGCTTGCAGTTATTCAGCCACGCCAGCTACCGGATGGCGTAACTTACGTGGGAAGTATTCAGGAACTGGGACTTGATATTTACACATACAACGAATGGTATCTTGACGACTGGACAAAACCGGAAACGCCGGAGGATAAACCAATGGTACCAGATGGAACACTTGCACTGTTATCAAGCAACGCGAACTATTCCATGTTGTATGGCGCAGTAACAAAATTAGATGATACTTCAAAACAGTTCGTCACAGTAGAAGGGAAATATGTACCTAACACATGGATTGAACACAAACCAGACAGAAGATTCTTACAGCTTTCTTCTGCACCACTTGCCGTTCCACACGCTGTTGACAGCTGGTTTGTGGCAAAGGTGCTTTAATGGACTTCAAAACAGCTGCATTAAAAGACATGGAAACTTTTCATAACACGGCAGAATTTGCAGTTGTCAAAGATATTCGATATGACGGGGAAACGTACACGGTCCCTGTCATATTGGACCATGAAACCGCTATGGAACGAAAACAGCTAAACGGTGACAACGGCGAAGGAATTAACAAAATTGAAGCCGTGGCGTATATAGCACTTGCAGACCTTGGATTTGTCCCAACACGCGGAAACACGATTGATATTGACGACGGCGGAAGATACCGAATGTTCAATATCAACAGCGCGGAGTGCGAAGACGGGGAAATAGTGCTTGAACTGGGAGCGTATGACGAATGATTGAAATAACAGTGGAAGGAATGGAACGGGCAGAAAAGATTCTGGCAAATGTGCCAAAAGGTGCGGAACGGGCAGCAGCAAACGCCCTGAACCGTGGACTGTCACGCGTAAAGACCGGAGCAATGCGGAAAGTAAAAGAAGTGTATGCAGTACAAAGCGCTGCGCTGTCCGCGGCTACAAACACAAGAGTACGCAAAGCGAGCGCAGGAAACCTTGTGGGGTACATTTCTTTTTCTGGTGCAAAAATTCCGTTATACAAATTTCATGTAACACCAAAGACACCGGGAACCGGGCAATTTGTCAATGCGGGCGTAATGAAAGGCGGCGGCACAACATTTCAGTCTGCTTTTATCGCACAAATGGCAAGCGGACACCTTGGAATCTTTGAAAGAGAAAGCAAACCACGTTTCCCGGTAGAAGAGATCATGGGACTTGCTGCCGCGCAGATGGTAGGAAACGAAAAGATCATTGAACCGCTGGAAGAAGAAGCACAGAAACTTGTAAATGAACGTCTGGAACATGAAATTGAACGGTTACTGGGCGGAGGTTAATTTTTATGACACCAATTATATTACTTGAAAGACTTGCTGAATTTGTAGAAGAAAATATTTCAGACATCAAATTGCAGGTAAGAGTAACAAACACAAAACCGGGGGAAGAAAAGGAACGGGCAGCAGAAGTACACAAAATGCGCCTGAAAAAGAAAGAGGATAAAACGCAAAGAATACCATACGTGCTGTTACAACTGCTGAAATTAGAGGACGATAAACAGCCGTCACAACCAGCAGGAGCAACCGCACAAGTAAGATTGGTGGTTGCGACATTTTCAGAAGATGGAGAACAGGGCGCATACGACGTTTTAAACGTTCTTTTAAGAATCAGGGAAAGACTTCTGGCAACAGGAGTGATCGGGCAGCAATTTGAAGTACAAAAGCCACTTGAAGCGGTAGTGTACCCGGATAATACAGAACCGTACTATTTCGGGGAAATGATAGCGAACTTTTCAATACCAACAATAGAAAGGGAGGTCAATTTTAATGGCTACTAAAAAAGTGGATCAGGAAAACACAACAGTACAGGAAGAAACAAAAGTGCAGGAAGAAACAAAAACACAGGTTTCAACAGTAGGACAGGAAGAAATTACAAAAGTAATTTATGTGGGTCCTACACTGCCGCGCGGGAAACTGAAATGCAACACAATTTACGAAGGAACAGAAGCAGAGATTAACAAGGAACTGGAAAACGTTCTGGAAGAATACCCGCTTGTTTCAAAAATGCTGGTGCCAATTGAAAAACTGGCAGATGCAAAATACAAGGTGAGAACGACCGGAAACATTATGAACAAATATTACACAGATTTACAGTCTGTTATTTCTGCAAAGTTAAAACAGGAGGTATAAAAAATGGCAAATATTACACACGGCGCACAGTCTAGCAAAGCACCTACAAGCGTGTCATCACCGAATGTAGCAGCTACTGGAATTGCATTTGCGGTAGGAGCAGCGCCAGTACACACCGTAGACGGAAAAGTAAACGAAGTTATCATGCTGAACAACTGGGAAGAAGCGGTAACAGCGCTGGGATATTCTGACGATTGGAAAAACTATGGTCTGTCAGAAGTGATTTACACAATGTTCAAACTTTACAAGGTTTCCCCGGTATTCGTAGTAAATGTACTGGACCCGGCAAAACACAAAAAGACAGGAACAACAACTGCAACACCAGTTGACAATCAGATCAAACTGCCGATTTCTACCATTGACACTTCTGTAAAAATTACAGGAAAGAAAGTGGATGAAGATTTTGCGGTGTTCTATGATGATGAAAACTGCATTGTAGAGTTTCTGAAGGATAACGCAACCGAAACAACCGTAACATATGACGAAATAGACCCGTCAGCGGTTACAAAAAATGATATTATCGGAGGTTTCAGCACATCCACACACAAACATACAGGTCTTGATTTGATCGACAGCGTTTACCCAAAATATACATATGCGCCAGACCTGATTTTGTGCCCGAATTGGTCACATGACCCGGAGGTTGCAGCAGTCATGGCAGCAAAGGGCGAAAATATCAATGAAGTATTTGCAGCAGATGCAATTCTGGATGTTGATACAGCGGAAGCAGGATATTATACAGAAGTTCCAGCATGGAAGAAATCAAAAAATTTCAGCAGAACAAATGAACTGGTTTGTTTTCCGCACGTAGCACTGGGAGAAAAGATTTTCAACTATTCTTCACAGCTTGCAGGTCTTATGGCACAGGTAGACAATACCGACGAATACGGCGGCGGCACACCTTGCGAAAGTGCTTCAAATAAAACATTACAGGCAGACAGCGCCGTACTTGCAGACGGAACAGAAGTAATCATGGATTTACAGGGCGCAAATTACCTGAATGACAATGGTGTTATTACAGCGCTTAATTTTGCAGGCAGCTTTACTTCATGGGGAAATTACACCGCAGCATTTCCAACAAGTACAGACCCGGTAGACTATTTCTACTGCATTTCCCGTATGTTCAAATGGGTTGGAAAAACAGTGGTGCAGTCCTATTGGTCTAAACTTGACCGAAAACTGACACGAAGACTGATTGACGCTATCTTAGAGGGAGTTAATACATGGCTGCGTGGGCTGACCGCAGAAGAAAAGATTCTGGGAGGACGCGTGGAATTAAGAGAAGAAGAAAACACATTAACAGCGCTGATGGCTGGACGTGCAAAATTTCACATCAGCCTTACGCCACCGTCACCGTTGCAGAAACTTGATTTTGTTCTGGAATATGACGTGTCATATTTACAGACATCATTATTAGCAGCATAAAGGGAGGAAAAACAAATGGCAAGCATGAATGAAACAATCATTAACTTTGCAGTGTACGAAGACGCTACAGAGTTTTTAGGAATGTCAGAAGCTACACTGCCTGACCTATCATTTTTAACACAGGAGATTTCCGGCGCAGGAATCGCAGGAAATATTGAAAGTGTAATTATCGGTCATATGGAAGCTATGACATTAACACTGAACTTTAGAACTGTAAGTAAATCCCAGATGAAACTTGCTGCGCCGAAAGTTCACAATATCGACCTTAGAGTAGCACAGCAGGACCACGACACTACAGCAGGCGCACTGAAAACTACAGGCGTAAAGCATGTTTTAAAGGTAACACCAAAGAAAACCGCGCTTGGAAAAGTTGCACCAGCTTCAACAGCAGACGGAAGCGGAGAATATGCAGTATCTTATTACGCAGTTTATATTGACGGCGTAAAGAACACAGAAATTGACCCACTGAACTTCATCTGCATTATTGACGGTGTGGACTACCTGAAAGAGGTTAGAAAGATTTTAGGAAAATAAAATAAGATCAGCAGTCAGACCAGCGGAGAAACACCGCTGGTTTTTGATTGCAGAAAAACGGAGGAATAGAACATATGAGCGATAACAAAAATCTTGAAACAGTACAGGAAGAGACTACAGAAACCGTAGTAGCAGCAGAAGAAATGGAACAGGCAGAAAAAACAGGCGTTGTGGTTTTTGAAGACAAGAAAAAAGCAGCTTCACAGTCTGCAAATTACACTCACACTTTCAAGAAACCGCGAGAGATCATGGGAAAGAAATATAATACCATGACATTCTATTTTGAAAACCTTACTGGTGATGATATGGAAGCCGTAGAAGAAGAACTGGCAGCGAACAACCAGTTTGTACTTGCACCGGAAGTAAATTCAGCATTTCAGGCAAGACTTGCAGCAAGAGCCGCCGGGGTTGCATCTGACGAAATCTGTCGTTTACCGCTTGGTGATTACATGAAGATTAAAAACAAAGCAAGGGATTTTTTAGTGTCTGCGGGCTATTAAAAATTAAGAACCCCGCTGAATTTATCAGACAGCAGGCATGGAAAATGGCAAGGAGTTCACACACGCCCGTCCCGTATTGGATGGAAATGCCACTATTACGCTTCTTCCGCTGGATAAAAACAGCAAACGCCATAACAGCAGAGGAAGAAAGAGAACGTAAACGGCAAGAGAGAAAGCGTTAAGGGAGGTGGGACGAATTGGCAGGGGGACAGAAACAGTTTGAATTATTGTTTCAGTTAAAAGCGGCTTTAGGTGGAAACTTCAATGGAGTGTTCAGAAATGCGATTGACACACAAAAGAAACTTGCACAAAGCATAAAACAGGTCAATTCCGTTCAGGGAAAGATTGACGCTTTTACAAAAACAAACAGCGCTATTGATAAAAACAAAGCGAAGCTGTCAGAACTACAGACAGAACACCAGAAATTACAGCAGCAGTTGCAGCAGACGGCGGAAAAAAAGAAAGCCTTAGAACAGGCAATGGAAACTGCCAAAGCAAACGGAGACGTAGAAGAGTACGAAAGACTATCTACAGAACTACAGGCAACAGAAAAAGAGTATGACAGCTTAAATAACAAACTGAAATCGAATGAAAACCAGATACAGAATACCACTGCCAAAATAGGAGAACAGGAACAGAAGTTAAGTAGCTTAAAAGCAGAATTGCAGTCTGCCGGGGTAAATACTGACAATCTGGGAAAATCAAATGAAAAGCTGCAAAAATCATATGAAAAACTAAAAGCGTCGCAGGATAGATTACAGGGGCTGCGAGAAAAACAGCAGCAGATCACAGCAGAGATCGGAAAGACGAAAATGCAGCTTGCAGGAACCGTGGGAACAATCACCGCAGTTGCTGCCGCTGTCTATGCAGGTCCTGTAAAAAGTGCAATGGAGTACGAAACTGCATTGCAGAAGGTTTCAACAATTGCTGATAGCACAGAAGTACCATTGAGTACAATGTCAAGTCAGATCATGCAGCTTTCAAACACTACAGGCATTGCAGCTTCAACAATTGCAGAAGATGTTTATAACGCAATATCTGCCGGACAGAAGACAGGGGACGCAGTAGCTTTTGTATCAAGTTCAACAAAACTGGCAAAAGCCGGATTTGCAGAGAGTTCGCAAACACTAGACGTATTGACAACCATTCTGAACGCATACGGAATGGAAGCAGAGAAGGTAACAAGCGTATCAGATATGCTGATACAGACCCAGAATAAAGGTAAAGTAACCGTAGGTGAACTATCAAGTTCAATGGGTAAAGTTATTCCGACTGCAAAATCCTACAATGTAGGACTGGAACAGTTATGCGCCGGATATGCAATAATGACATCCAAAGGTATTGCTTGCGCAGAAAGTACTACATACATGAACAGCATGTTGAATGAACTTGGAAAAAGCGGAACCACCGCAAGCGAAGCCCTGAAAAAATCAACTGGGCAGAGTTTTCAAGAGTTGATGGCAAGCGGAAAAAGCGTAGGCGAAGTATTGCAAGTCCTGCAAGATCAGGCAACCGCAAGCGGAAAGAGCCTTGCAGATATGTTCAGCAGTTCGGAAGCTGGAAAAGCCGCAGTATCACTACTTTCTGACGGCGTGGAAGGCTTCAACAATCAGGTACAGGGAATGATTGACAGCGCAAATGCTACAAACGAAGCATTTGCAAAGATGGAAGCATCAACAAAAGCCAAAATGGAAAAAGCCAAAAACAGTATCAGCAATTTAGGTATTGTTATTGGACAAACTTTCTTACCGATAGTTGGAACACTTGCAGACAAAGTAGCAGTTGTCGTACAGAAAGTAACAGAATTTGCGCAGGCAAACCCAAAACTTGTGCAGACGATCACAAAAGTTGTAGCAGCACTGGCAGCACTCAAAGTAGCAGCACTGGTTGGAAAACTAGGGTACCTTGAATTTTCAAAGGGAATCAATGATGTACAAATTGCACTGAACCTGTTTAAAAGTAGATCATTGATAGCCGGAATTGAAGGAACAAACCTTGCGGGAAAACTGCAAAAAGCAGGCAAAGGAATACTGTCATATTTCGGAAACGTAAAAGGTGCGCTGGGTGGCGTTGGTTCAGCGTTTATGCAACCATTCGCAGGAATTGGCGGAAAGATAGGCGGAAGTCTTTCTGGCGTTGGTTCAAAGATGGTATCAGGAATCCTGAAACCATTTTCAGCAATCGGGGGTAAACTATCAGGAATCCTGTCTGGACTGGGCGGAGTAATAGCAAGATCACCGCTTGGAAATATTGGAAAGATAATAACAGCAGGGTTCAGCGGAATAGGCAAGATCATTTCACCGATAGGCAACGTGTTCAAAACAGCGCTCGGACCGCTGGCAAAACTGGGAAGTACCATGCTGGGACCACTTGCAGGAATTGCAGGTAAAATTCTTCCGGTAGTCGGAGCAGTGACAGCGGTTATTACAGTTATTCAGTTACTAAAAAATCATCTTGGAGAAATCCGGGAAGCAATAGGAAAAGTATTTGGAGAAAAAGGTGTTGCGGTATTCGATAAAGCGGTTGCAGCAATCGGGAACGTAACAAACGCTGTAAAGAGCATATTAAGCGGCGGAAATCTGGAAGGAATACGCCAGAAGATCAGTGACACTTTTGGAGAAAAAGGCATTGCGGCATTTGACACTTTTGTATCAGCGGCAGGAAAAGTGAAAAATGCACTGTCCGCATTTGCAAGTGGTGTACAAACATATGTAACACCAATTGCAGAACAGGTTATACAGGTATTTCAAAAGCTGATACCGATTATAGCGGGAGTATTTGCAAAGATACTGGCAGCAATAAAACCAGTAGCAAGCGCATTTATGAGCGTTGCAAAGAATGTATTTCCGAAAGTAGCAAGCCTGATAACCGGAGCATTACAGACAATATCAAAAATATTTGATGTTGTACTGAAAGCCCTTGACGGTGACTGGAAAGGCGCATGGAATGGCATTAAAGATATTGCAACAAGCGCAGTACAGGCATTGCCGGGACTGTTAAGCGGCGGTTGGGAATTACTGAAAACGTCAGTGTCAACCGTAGGCGCGGCGCTTGCACCATTGTTAAGTAAAGGTTGGGAACTGCTGAAAAGCGCAGCCGTGACAGCAGTACAGGCATTGCCGGGACTGTTAAGTAGTGGCTGGGAATTGCTGAAAAGCGGAATATCTGCCGTAGGTTCAGCAATAGGACCGTTACTGGATGCAGGCTGGGAATGGCTAAAAAGTGCCGCCATAACCGCAGTACAGGCATTGCCGGGACTGTTAAGTAGTGGCTGGGAATTGCTGAAAAGCGGAATATCTGCCGTAGGTTCAGCGATAGGACCGTTACTGGATGCAGGCTGGGAACTGCTGAAAAGCGCAGCAGTGGCAGCAGTAAACGCAATACCCGGATTACTCAGTGGTGCATGGGAGTTATTCAAAAACGCTATTTCTGCCGTGGGTTCCGTGCTTGGAACGCTATTGGATGCAGGCTGGGAACTGCTGAAAAGCGCAGCAGTGGCAGCGGTAAACGCAATACCCGGATTACTTAGTGGCGGCTGGGAGTTGCTGAAAAGCGGAATATCCGCCGTAGGCGGAGCAATTGGAAGTCTGCTGGATGCAGGCTGGGAAGCACTGAAAACAGCAGCAACAACCGCAGTAAATGCACTGCCGGGAGCCGTAAGCGGCGGATTTGAACTACTGAAAAGTGGAATTACTACAGTAGCCGGAGGACTGGGAACATTACTGGATACAGGCTGGGAAGCACTGAAAACCGCGGCAACAACCGCAGTAAATGCACTGCCGGAAGCTGTAAGCGGCGGATTTGAAGCGCTGAAAACAACAATTTCAGGAATTGGAGACGGTTTAGGAAGTCTGCTGGATGCAGGCTGGGAAGCATTAAAAACAGCGGCAAGCGGAGCAGCAGACGCGGTGAAGACTGCATGGGAAGGCGTGAAAGACTTTTTCGGGGGAATCTGGGACGCGATCACCGGAAAGAGTTCTGATAGTTCGGGAAGTGTCAATACAGACGTAAGCAGTAACTTTGAACAGGCGGCACAGAACACACAGCAGTCATGGAACGCAGCACAACAGGCAGTCGAAACAAGTGCAAGTGGCATGGAAACATCTGCAAACACATCACTGCAAAATATCAGAACGTCATTTACAACAACAGTAACTGGCGTAAATCAGATGGCAACCAGAATACAAGCTGCATCAACAAGAATACAAACGGCATTAACACAGTTACAAACAAAGTTCATGGCATCCGGCATGGCAATAGTTGCAACGGTAACATTAACCGGAACGACGGTTACAGCTACCACAACAGCAGCAATGGCAACTACAATGACAGTCGTGATGGCGGGACTTGCAGCCATAAACACAGCTTTCATAGCATCCGGCGGAGCAATCAGAAGCAGCGCGGCAAGTACCGCAGCTGGCATTACTTCCGCTTTTTCAAGCGCTATGGCAAATGCCAGAAGTTCTGTAGCGTCTGGACTGGCGGCTATACAGGGCATGTTTGCTGGTATTCATTTATCATTGCCACATGTAGCAGTACCGCACTTTAGCGTGTCTGGTACGCTGTCACTTAATCCGCCACGGGTACCGTCAATATCTGTTTCTTACTACAAAAACGGTGGTATTTTAAACGGACCGACACTGTTTGATCTGCAAGGAAATCACGCAAAAGTAGGCGGAGAAGCAGGGGCAGAAGCAGTAACGCCACTGACTGAGTTATGGAAGAACATGAAACAGATTGTGGGTGACACATTTGTTGAAAAAATGTCTTCCGTAAGAAAACTGTTACAGAACAGTGAAGAAGTAGGAAACATGAAAACTGCTTACACATATTACGGCGGACAGCAGGCACAAACCGTAGAAGCACCACAGGTAAACAGTAGCGGAAACGGACAAAAAGAAACTGTAAACAATATTCATGTAACAAATAGCCCTACAGTTGTAGTAAACGGAGATAAACCGGGCGATCTGGAACAGAAACTGGAAGAAAACAACGAATCCTTGATAAGACGGATTTTCCGGGAGATCAAAGAAAAGGACGACGACAATGACAGAACAGTATACGATTAAAACCTACACAACAGAATCTGGGGACACATGGGACATGATAGCATACAAGACAATGGAAGATGTGTACAATACAGACATGCTTATAAAAGCAAATATTGAGTACGCGCACATTGCCGTATTTTCTGCCGGGATAGAATTAATCATCCCGGCAGAGGATGAAAACGAAAGAACCATTGACAGCGGTTTACCACCGTGGAAACTGGTTGATTACGACGAAGAAACAGACGAAGAAGAGTAGGAGGGGAAGCCGTGTCAGACAAAAACGCAGCACGAAGAACAAAAGTACAGTTATATGTCAGCGGCAATATGAAAGCCCCAGACGATATTAACAAACATGTACAATCTGTTACTTATACAGACAGCAAAGAAAAAAATTCAGATGATTTACAGATTGTGTTTGATGATCGGGAAAAGAAATGGCTAGGAAACTGGATAGAAATATATCCGACAGTAACAAAAAAAGTTTCGACAACAAAGACAATTAGCTACAAAGTAAAGAAAGGCGATACCATAAAAAGTATTGCAAAAGCACAACTTGGAAGCGAAAGCAAATATACAGAAATAGCAAAACTGAATAAGTTGAAAAAGCCCACACTAATTAGAGTAGGGCAGGTATTGAAAATAAAGAAAACAACCACCACAACCAAAGCGACAACCGGAAAAAGCACCGGAAAGAAAACGGTAAAAGCAGTAATTGTACAGGAAAACTGGGAAGATACCGGAAAAGATGCAGTTTTGAATTGCGGTGTATTCGATATAGATACAGTAACACTGGCAGGACCGCCAGCAAAAGTAACAATGAAAGCGGCAGCAATATCATACAACAATGCTGGAAGCCAGAAAAAACGTTCCCGTGCATGGCGAAACGTAAGATTGAAAGATGTTGCAGCAAAGATAGCAAAAGAAGAAAAATGCAGGCTTATGTATGAAGCTACTGTAAACCCATTCTTTAAGAGAAAGGAACAGGCAAAGAAAACAAATATTAAGTTCTTGGAAGCACTATGCAAAGCACAGGGACTGTCTTTGAAAATGGCAGCAAAGATCATAGTTATTTTTGATGCAAAAGAGTACGGGAAAAAAGATGCAATAAAAACTATAAAGCCCGGAGATCAGAACCTGCTTGACTACAGTTTAAAAAGCAGTCTGAAAGATAAAGTTTATACAAAATGTACAGTGTCATATAAAAATGGAAAATCATACAAACGCTATACATACAAACTTCCGGGAACCAAAACGGACGGAAAAACACTTTCCGTAAAGAAAAAAGTAAACACACTGACGGAAGCAAAGGCGCTGGCAAAAGCTAGTATAACAAAGGCAAACGCACAGCAGTTTACAGGAACAATGACACTTGCAGGGTCCGTAAATCTGGTTGCGGGTAATACGATTGCATTACAGGGGTTCCAGACATTTAACGGAAAGTACATGATAGATAAAGCAACACATAAAATTTCAGGCGGTTACACAACCACACTGGAACTGTCACAGGCATAGCGCCGGAAAGGAAGGAACATGGCAAAGGATTATGACGAAGACGTTGGAGAAATTGAAAATCTGGTGCGTATTGGAACCGTGATAAAAGTAACAGGAGATACAGCAAGGGTAAGATTTGAAGAATACGACAACATGATTTCTGATGATCTGCCGATAGTGTACCGACGCAGAAAATGGACACCAGATATAAACGATACTGTTTTATGCCTGTTTGTCCCGTATGGGGACGGTGACGGATATATTTTAGGGAGGTTGTAGCAGTGGCAGCAAAGAAGACAAGTGCCAAAACACAGAAAGCAAAGGCGAAAGCTGCAAAGAAGACCAAAAGCAAAACCAGCACATATACGGTCAAAAAAGGTGATACCCTTGCAAAGATAGCAAAAAAATATAAAACAACAACAGCTAACCTGAAAAAACTGAACAATCTGAAAACAACTAAGATAAAAGTAGGACAAAAGCTGAAAGTGCCGAAAGCAGCGGCAAAAAGTTCAAAGACAACAAAAAAGCCGACGACTTCAAACAACACAACAAAAAAGCCGACAACCACAAATAAGACAACACCAGCACCAGTGAAAAAACCATATGTGCCGAAAGCAGGGAAAATCGGTACACTAGGCAGTTTAACATTTACAGTGTCAAGAAACACAATCAAGACGTTTGAAGATATGTCATGGAATAAGACAGCAAGTATTGCAACACATGACAGAATCGGAAGACGGGACTTGACAGAGTTTTTGGGAATGGAACCTGACACAATGGACTTTGAAATGACATTTTCTGTATTTCTTGGTACGAATCCTTTAAAACAATTTGCAGTGGCGAAGAAGATGCAGGAAAACGGAACGGCAGCAGTCCTGACACTGGGCGGGAAAGTGTATGGTTCGTACAAGTGGCTTATTCAAAGTCAGGCAATAGCATTGAAAAGGTTTGACAATACAGGAAACCTTTTGGAACTTACTACAAAAATAAAGATTATCGAATATCCAAAGAGGTAAGAGAAATGGAACAGGTTTTAATCACAAGCGACGGTTCATTGCTGGAAGACATAGACCTGTCACCAGCAACAGTTATTGAAGATGTTGTACAGAACATTGCAACAATACTGGCAACAATAAAAGGAACTATACCATATATGCGGGGGTTCGGAAGAAACAGAGAAACAGAAGGAAGACCCATGCCAGTTGTAAAAAACATGATCGTATCAGATGTATTTCAACAGATCAGCGACTATGAACCGCGGGCGATTCTTGGAGAAATCAGGGTAGAAGAAAACGAAGAATCGGACGAACTAAACGACATACTGATAACAGTAGTGCTGGAGGGGGTGACAGAAATTGAGTGATTATCAGGAAATAGATTTTGTGGAAACAAATGTGGAAACTATAGAAACAGAACTGCTTAATATGTATGAAGAAATTATGAATGAATCTGTAGCCCCCGGAAGTCCGGTGCGCTTATTTATCATGTGGATTGCACAGGTTATCGTACAGCAGCGCGTCATAATCAATGACAGCGCAAAGAGCAATGTCCCACGATATGCACGCGGGGAATACTTGGACAGTCTTTCAGAACTGTTCTGGGACGAACAGAGACTGAAAAGCGATTATGCCCGCGCAATGTTCCGCTTTTATCTTTCAGAAGCACAGCAGATCAATATTGAAATTCCAGCAGGCACAAGAATAACACCAGACGGGGACCTGATGTTTGCGACGACAGAAACAATAATGATAAAAGCGGGGCAGACATACGGGGACGTGGAAGCAGTATGCGAGACTGCG